TTAAAGGTCAAGAAGAAGGTATCTACCGCAAGGTAAAGGTTGGTACTGACTCGATGGACACGGACTTAGAGCCTACACAAGAAGTCTCCCAGTACGAAGATGACAAGGTAAAACTACTTACTTACTATGGCTTAGTCCCTCGTGAGTACCTAGAACAGTTGGAAAACGAAGATGGTGAAGTAGAAGATTTCTTCCCTGATGACACTATTCAGGACGAGTATTCCGATCTGGTTGAGGCTATCGTAGTGATTGCCAATGATGGTGTTCTTCTGAAAGCAGAAAAGAACCCATACATGATGAAGGATAGACCGATTCTTGCTTATCAGGATGACACAGTTCCTAATCGCTTGTTGGGTCGTGGTACTGTTGAGAAGGCTTACAACTCACAAAAGGCTATTGATGCCCAAGTGCGTAGCCACTTAGATTCTCTAGCGCTCACAACTAGCCCAATGATGGCTATGGATGCTACTCGCCTTCCTCGTGGTGCTAAGTTTGAAGTAAAGCCAGGCAAAGCAATCCTGACAAACGGCAATCCCAATGAGATTCTGTTCCCGTTCAAGTTTGGCAATACTGATGGTTCTAACCTGACAACTGCTAAAGAGTTTGAGCGTATGCTTTTGATGGCAACAGGAACACTTGACTCTCAGGGAATGATTACTGCTGTCTCTAGGGATGCGGGTCAGGGTGGTATTTCGATGGCTACAGCCTCGATTATCAAGAAATACAAGCGTACCTTGGTGAACTTTCAAGAGGATTTTATGATCCCCTTCATCACCAAAGCCGCTTATCGGTATATGCAGTTCGACCCCGAGCGTTACCCTACTGTGGACATGAAGTTTATTCCCACGGCTGCACTTGGAATCATCGCTAGAGAGCATGAGCAACAACAATTCATTGCGCTTTTGCAGACTCTTGGCCCGAATACGCCTGTTTTGCCTATCATTCTGAAGGGAATCATGGCTAATTCATCTCTGTCTAACAGATTTGAGTTGATTCAGATGTTGGATGAGATGAGCAAACCTGATCCACAAGCACAGCAGATGCAACAAGCACAGGCTGAGTTGGCTATGCAAGCGGCACAGGCTCAGATTGCTGTTCAAACTACACAAGCAGAGCAAAATCGTGCTGAAGCTGCTAAATTGTTGACTGAAACACAGTTAATGCCTCAAGAAGTCCAAGCTAAGACACTTGCTGCAACCACTAAAAACTTGCCTGATAATGACGTTTTGGCTGAAAAAGAGTTCAACAAACGTGTCAAAATTGCAGAATTGATGCTCAAAGAAAAAGACATTGAGAACAAGTTAAAGGTTGTTCAATTGCAAAACATGGACAAGAATGAGCAAAAAACAAAAGATACTAACTTTCTTAACAGTATTGTTAATCAATGATGGATATTAAGCAGATACTGCTATCAGATGCGTCAACTGATGCAAAGTTGTCTGCATTGGCAATTCTGCTTGATAAACAACTACCTAAACTTGAAAACCATATCCTTGATGTAAAGAAACTACAAGGCCCTGTTGGTGACAAGGGAGAAAAAGGTGATCAAGGCTCGCAAGGTGAGCGTGGGATTGATGGTAAAAATGGTAAAAATGGTGATAATGGCAAAGATGGTGCTGATGGTAAGGATGGAGAAGATGGAGTCTCCATTGTTGGCACTAAAATAGACTTTGATGGGTCTTTGGTTGTCACTTTTTCCGATGGTAAGACAATAAATGTTGGTGACGTTGTTGGAGAGAAGGGCGATCGTGGGCCACAAGGCGCTGCTGGCGTTTCTGGACAAAACGGGCAAGCATTTGCTAATCTTGATGGTGGTTATCCATTTAGCATCTATGGTGGGGTCACTCCTATTGATGCAGGGGGCATTTAATGGCAATTCAAATACAACTCAGACGTGGAGATGCGGCTGATTGGACTTCTTCTAATCCACTTCTTGCTGAAGGTGAATTGGGAATAGAGCTTGATACCTTAAAAATTAAAATTGGCAATGGTATTGACAACTGGAATGCACTAGCTTATGTATCTGGAGGCGGTGGTGGTGGAGTAACTTCTGTTACAGGTACATCTCCAATTGTTTCAAGTGGTGGTACTTCACCTGCTATTAGTTTGGCATCTACCTATGGAGATACATTAAACCCTTATGGAAGTAAGACTGCAAACTATGTACTTGCATCTCCAAATGGTTCTTCTGGCGTTCCTACGTTTAGAGCTGTTGTTGCTTCTGATATTCCAACACTAAATCAGAATACCACAGGAACAGCGTCCAACGTCACAGGAACAGTTGCTTTTGCCAATGGCGGTACAGGCGAGACAACACGGCAAAATGCAATGGATGCGTTGGCTGGTGCAGTTACATCTGGTCAATACTTGCGTGGTAATGGAACAGATGTGGTCATGTCAGCTATTCAAGTTGCTGATGTACCGACATTAAACCAAAATACTACTGGTACAGCCGCAAACATTACGGCATCTAGCAATAGCACATTGACAACATTAAGCGCACTTAGCTTGCCTTACTCACAGTTGTCAGGAACTGTTCCTACTTGGAATCAAAACACAACTGGTACTGCTGATAACGTAACTGGCGTTGTTGCCATAGCAAATGGTGGGACAGGCGCTACCACTGCCGGTACAGCATTAAGCAATCTTGGTGCATATCCATCAAGCAATCCAAGTGGCTATACAAGCAATGTTGGTACAGTAACAAGTGTTAGTGGTACAGGAACAGTCAATGGGATTAGTTTAAGTGGATCAGTAACATCCTCTGGCAATTTGACTCTTGGTGGAACACTATCAAATGTAGACCTTTCAACACAAGTTACTGGTAATTTACCTGTTACAAATCTTAATAGTGGAACATCAGCATCTTCTACTACATTTTGGCGTGGTGATGGTACATGGGCTACACCAAGTGGTAGTGGAACAGTTACTAGCGTGGCGGCAACAGTCCCATCATTTTTGTCTGTAAGTGGATCGCCAATTACAACAAGTGGCACATTGGCTTTTAGTCTTGCATCAACTCCGACTAATGGTCAATTGTTAATTGGTAATGGAACTGATTTTTCCTATTCAACATTGACTGCTGGTAGCAATATCACAATTACAAATTCTTCAGGTGGTATCACTATCGCATCAACTGGTGGTGGCGGTACATCATCCCCTATTCCTAAATTACAATCTTGGTCAATTGGAGCAATGTAAATGTCACAGAATACAAACCCTATTTTTCCGCTAATTCCTGCTAATACATGGGTTAGTGGAGCAGCGGCTAATGCGGCAACGCCTGGTGTTACTGCTAACACAACTAAAGACCTGACTAGCGGAACAATCTATGGCCCAATTGAAACAGCAGAAGCAACTAATGGTTCAAGAGTAGATTTTATTAAAGTTAGAGCGCTTGGCTCTAATGCAGCAACTGTTATTCGTATTTGGTTGAACAATGGTTCTGCAACAGGTACAGCGGCTAATAATGCACTTTATCTTGAGCGCACTTTGTCCGCAACAACTGTTTCTGAAACAGCAGAACTTCCAGACATTATTTTGCCTTTAAATATTAGTTTAGCACCAAGCTATCGTATATACGCTACGTTTGGAACAGCAGTAGCAGCAGGTTTCCACCTAACTGCCATTGGTGGAGATTACTAATGTTTACGGGATTTGCATCCGAAAACACACCTGCAATTCAGGTGTGGGATTTTTCTAGACCACAAACAGGCGGCACAACTTCTCGGATAAGTTTGTCAGACGATTGCGCTCCTATCCAATATTTTAAAACTGGAAGTTCGGGAACAGGTATAAATTTATATTTGCCATCTTGCCCAATAGAAGGAAAACAAATTAGGATTATTAACGCATTGTTTGCTGGAAATAATCAACGAATAAATATTTTTTCATCTGACGTAAATGGACAAGGTACTACATCAAATATTTATACAATAGGTCAAGGTCAAACACTTGATCTTTGTTATTCAAAAGAATTTATTTCTTTTGGCCCCGGTATTGGCAGTCTTGCAAGTGGCTGGATTTCAACAAATCAAAGTCCTGTTGCCGCAGCAAACTTCCACTCCGTAGTTATTGGGGGACTTAGCAATTCGACAACAGCTAGTCGTTCTGCTGTTATTGGCGGCAGTAATAACAGTGCAAATGCTGGTTTTTCTTCAGTATTTGGAGGAGACACCAACACAGCAGGCGGTGCTTATTCTGCTGTTGTTGCAGGTCAAAGCAATTCTTCAAATAGTAGTTATGCTGCTGTTATTGGTGGCGATAATAATAATGCCTCTGGTTCTGGTTCTGTTATTTTGGGTGGATCAAGTAATTCAGCAAATGCCTCAAATGGTGCTATTATTGGAGGCGCAAACGGCACTTCAAGATCAATAACTGGATATTTTGTTTATCCTGCAAGTTTAGCTCCAATAACTGCAACAAGTGGAAGACAGCAACTTGCTACGTTACTGCTTGGTCGGCAAACCACAGACGCAACTGCAACAAGGCTTGCAAGTGATTCAAGCGCCGCAGGCACAACCAACCAAGTAATCCTACCCAACAACAGTGCCTATACATTCCAAGGCACTTGCATTGCTAACGT